CTCGCCCAACCAAAAAGATTATGTTCTACATTCATGATATCGTAGTAGAGAGCATGAAGCATGTATTTGATCTCATCATTAGGACACTTGATGTGAAGCATTGGAGTTAAAGCCGAGTGAGTTGTCATCTCATCAGCATAGATGTCAAGAGATGAAGCAATCTCTGGTGTGAATTCCATTTGGTCAAAGTCAACATAACGCTCTGCTCGGTTTCTGTTCGAGATCATGTTAAGCGTCATGATGTTCATTGGGTTGTATTCGGTCTTTTTGAACTGTTGTCCCGAAGCAGATTTGAAACGCTTTGCGTATACGTCAAGGTGTCGTCTTCTTAGTTGTCTACCTGACTGTGTTCTTCTTTGAGTAATTGGACCAGAAAACATTCTGGTAAGAGTTTTAAACAAATCATTTTGATTGTTATTCGGGTTTCTATCATTACGGGCCATAATCTATCCTTTGTATATCCACAAAAATTCTTTTGTCTTTTTGATTTCCTCCTCGTGCTTTTCGTTAAATGTTTCATTGTAAAACTTTTGGCCTTTGATTTGAGTGTTCATCGTCGTAGTGCTTTTGAACAAGCCCCCTAGCATAGCTTTCTTGTAAGCCATGTCTTTTTCATTTTCTGAGAGTGCTGTATCTCGCACCCAACAGGCAATTGCCAAAGACATTACAAGATCATCATTATATGAACGCATAGCTTGAGGTTTACCATTTTGCCAAATAAATGTTTTCAATTCATGAAATACACGATTGGAATGTATATTAATTAGTTTGTTTCTAACGTACTCCTCTAATTTGGCAACAATAAGCGGACGAGTCTTTGTTGAGGTCGTGAAACCTAAGACTGCACGATCGTCATGCTCTCCCAAATAGCTTTCGACATACTCATGAGTCGATTTGATAGAATAATATATTTTTTTATAGCCCATATCTTTGAGCTTCTCGAGAACAGCAATTCCGATACCATTGTTTTCAACGACTAGCAAACATGTTCCATACTCTGTACCTGCTGAGAATAAAATGTTTGAATACATGTCAAGATCTGGTTTGCCTTGATATTCAGCAACCACTGTCATGGTATCTATTCGTAGAACGTGAAAGCAAGAAAAGTCGCTACCATCACCCCTTGCAACGTCAGCCACAAGAAGATAAGGAACGCCCTCTTGATGTTTCTCCCAGATCCAGTAATTTCTGTCATAGCCTGTTCTATACTCTGGGTCTCGAATGAATTCATACATACGCTGCAAATCTTCTGGATTTATGACAGTTTCCCCGGAAGCATTAAAAGAACACTCAAGCTCTTGTGCGATTTCTCGCTTTGACATGTTCGTGGTCTCTTTGTCAAACCATGCCTGATCTCTATCAGGATGAACATCCCACATTAGTTTTATTGGATGAAAATCATTGGATTCTGTTTCTGCTTCAGAATAGGTTTTGTGAAACCAATTTCCAACGCCGTTAGGGGTGCTCAGAGCGATACAGCGGCCTCCTGTTGAAAGAGTGGGGTAGAGACCCGTCCAAAGCTCATCAAAGCCCTCAACGAACGCTGCCTCATCCACAATCAGCAATGACAATGCTTCCGAACGACCAGCGTCTCCAGATGTAGATGCCGCTTTTACTTGAGACCCATTTGACAATTCAAATGATTGTCTGTTGTCGACTGTGATCTTTGCGATCAACATGAAAGAAGGAAGGTTCTTAAAGATCATCTTTACCTTCTTGATTAAGTTTGTTGCTGTGGATAGTTTTGTTGCAATAACGAGAACATTCTTTTCTCGGTGAAACAACATGAACCAAGCAACATAGGCAGCGGAGATTGTCGAGATCCCAAGCTGCCTTGCTTTTAGGATAACATTGAAACGATAATCGTTAAAGTCCTTGAGCAACTCTCTTTGGTAGTCAAATGTCTTAAACGGAATTTGACCTTTGAGAGGATGCGAGATCTTACAATAGTTGTCGATGAAGTATTGAGGATCTTTGCCGCATTTTACAAGTTCTTTAACGATTTCATTTTTCGTGAGCTTCATTTAAAAAACTCTCGTTATCTTTTTTTCAAATGTTGAATTTTCGGATGATCCTTATCCATTGTAGGCCAATAAGGGCTAGATACTGCGTCTACCTCATAAGCATATTGATAGGCTTCCATGAATTCTTCATATCCAATTACCATTTGTCCAATTGCCGCTTTCACTTCTTCAATTGACTGAAATGAAACTCCTTCAGTCTCAGGCCAGTTTGAGCAAAATTCCGGAATCACTTCAGTATAGTTGTGAATTTTAAATGTTCCATCCTCCTGATCGGACACTTGGACATGAAAGGGACCTTCTTCATAAGATTCACTTGGGTATTTGTGCTTAAATTTCTTACCGGAGATGCTATCTAGGTCTCCAACAATGTTGGTGCCAATACCAGCAAAATAAAAACCCATTGGCTTAAGTTGAGCGAGCTCTGGTGATTCGCTTCCTTCCTTTAGGACTTTACGCATTTCTTCTTTGATGATTCTTTTTAATGTTTCTTTTGTGAGTTTCATTTTTGATTATCCGATGTCTTAATATATTCATTTTGAGGACGCTTTGCTTTTGCGGTCTCTAAAAACTTTTTTGTAATGTCTCGGACATTTGGCTCTGAAGGTTGCCCAATTTGATCCATTGTTAATCCGCCAATCTTATAGTGTTGATAAGCTTGAACGAATGTGCGAACACGAGAAGTTGTTTGGACGATAATTTGAGGATCACCTTTGGCAGTCAAGGAAACAGATTTGCCGGTGACTACTTTATATTCCTTTTGCAAGAATTTTTTAACTTCGTTGATTGTTTGAACAATTTCATTTTCAAACCTGTCGTCCTTTAAGTTCTTCATCATAACATCAGATTGATAGTTGATGATCATTGAATCACCATAGAACTTTACTTTGAACCCATCAATGCAACGCTTATCAAGAAGGGGGATGCCTTCTTCTCGTTTAAGCCCAACCTTTCGTGCTTGACCATCAAGAGAATAGTTCTCCATGTGACCACCATCATAAGCGTTGGCGGCAGCTTGAGAAAGCCCTTGAATAATTTCTAATGTTTCTTTACTCATATTACATTCCTCTTTGTTTTCTCTTTTCTCTTCTCAGATCATTGGTTCTACCTATATAATGATCATTTGCTGCTTTTCCTACTTCTGGAGTGTCGCCATACTTATCTCTCAAGGTGTCTGAAAATTCTTTATCGTGTCCAGTGGTGGTGCCATAAAAGTCCTCGAAAGCTTTTAGGTTTTCTTCGCTTTCAATTCCAAAATCGTAGTCATCCCATCTTGATCCTTCTTCATGATGTCGGTCGGCCATTTTTACCATATCACTTTGTGAAAGAAATTTTCTATACTCTTCAACATAAGATGGGTTACCGCCAAGAGCTATAATTAATTCTCTAGCCTGCTCTTTAGATTTCGCATCCCCACTGAGGATAAGATCATCAATTTTCGCAACATACTTATCAGGAATATTATTGCCGGGCCATGGTCTAGTCAAGGATTCTTTCATAATACTATCAAGCTCTTCTTTGATAATTCTTTTTAATGTTTGTTTTGTAAGTTTCATTTATTTGGTCTCCAACCTGATTTCCATCTTTCTTCTCGCCCTTCAACCCATTGAATGTAGCACTTAAAACAGCAGTCAAATTTTGTCATATAAAGATCATCGACGGATTTGAATGAATAAGTATTGCAAGTCGGGCATGAACGCTCGGATTCTCTATTAAGTAGTTCTTTTGATATTAAAATACCATCAACATCTACAGTTTCACTTTCGTCTTTTCCATAGCGATAATTTTTCTTTAGTTCTTTTAAATATTCTTTTTCTTTTTCATCGTCCCATTTGGACTTTGGGTTTGTTACCGCTTCTTTGCCGTACTTGTCGGCGATTGCTTTTTCAATCTTTACTGCATAATTTGGATCTTTGCTCATTAAAACTCCTAATCTCTTCTAAATTGTGATGTTGCCCTGCTAATGTCAATAGGGTCGCTAATGTTTTTATC